CGCGCATTGAACCATGGCAACACGGCGTGGGACACAGTGAAGGTGTTGTCATCACCATTCAATGCTGCCTCCACGTTTGCCATGAACGAAGAATACGACACTATAAAAGGATCCAGTCCTTCGCATCGTTTCTCTATAGGGCCATTCGCTATTTCGCGCGCCCTGTCCTCTTCGGCTTGCAATTTCTTGGATGCCATTAACCAGGCATACGCAAGAAGTCGAAATAAAATCATGGTGTTGTCCACGATAGTGTTAACACTGCCTGAAGGGTTACCGGTGTGCTTTCGAATGAGTTCTCCATTCTCGAGCACAATCACGGAGTGTACAATGTCCTCATAAAGCAAGTTGAATCGCAGTTGATTCTCCGAGGTTTTATCTTCCTCTCGAAGCATTTCCCAGCGAATATCTCCTTGTTCTATTAAGGCTCTCGCAAATAAAGACGAATCATATTGACTCTCATCCAACTCAAAGGCATGAGGATGCCTACTGAGCCGGGTATACAACTTATCAAAGCCACATGCGTATTTCGAAGAACCTACAAAACTCCATGTACTATTGTGGGCGGCATAAAACTTATTGTTCATGTCCAAGCACAACCTATTCAAAGCTACTGCATGTTCGATAGGCGACGCAGTGAAAGTACGAATGTTGTTTTCCAAAAGTTTCTTCCGGGGGCGCAATTCATGTTTCTGAGCACAGCACCAAATGGGCATATGCGGTTCCTCTGTAATAAGACTATCCCAAAATTGTGATAAAGCTGATCTAGCTGGTGAATCAAGAAAATCTCGCTTGTCCCCAAATTGGAGATTCCATGGATAACCACACGATGTAGTCTTATCCATTTCATTAAGAGCAAGTTCTTCGCTTATAACCATCGAACCTTTCATTGCAAGAAAAAAGTGTTTAATAGTATAATTCTTTGATTCTAACCAGGCCGCTTCATCGACAACAGGTTGCAGACGATCATATTTTGAAATGGAAATAAAACCGGCTTCCCAGTTTGTTTCCGTCATATAATATGTCTGAGGGATGTCTATGTTCTTG